ACCGTATTCCCCGAGCATACCCCCCTGTCCGCCGCAAGGCGGTCAGGGGGGTGTCTTTTGGAAGGAGATGGCACCACCATCGCCGATTTGATGGGCTTTTCCCGGTTCGTCAGCGGATTTTGCTTGAAACAGGGGGGATAGCCTGCTATAATAAATTAGTTATTATATGCAAACATGAAAGAGGTGAGCGACTCGTGTACCTTCGGGCTTTGGAAGTACACTCGTGACCCTGTAGCCATTGTCATTACTCGCTTCGTTGCATATCTTAGGTCAGCATTTACACCACTTTTACACCATTTGAAAAAGGAAGCTGGCATAGCTTTCCCTTTAGCCTCGGTTCGCCGGGGCAATACATATTGTGCTTGTTTACAAGAACGCTGTGCAATAACAACGCTGTTGCGAGCAAGCAGAACATCCTACAGAGCCACAGGAGCCTCTATACGAGACTTTTGACTGATGTGCGACTAAACTTGACCTTTTATAAGTAGCGGCCTGTAAACGGGCGCTAAGAGCCGCTAAACGGCATATATTAAAACGATAGGGCAGGGGTAGATTATTTCTACTTCCTGCCCTTTCTTTTTTCTCTCGCCACTTTACCGCGCAAAAAAAAGGAGACACCATATCATCGTAATGATACAGCATCTCCTCGTATGACTGATTTTTCTGTTGTCTGCCAACTTTCGGCTCTGTCATCCGCCAATCGTCGGATTTCTGCCGCATCAATATCTTGCCACCTCACGGCTCCTTATGTGCAAGCCCACCAGTTGCGTTTACGCTATTCGCAACGAGCGTCAGATTGATATGGTGTCAGTCCACCAATTTCGTCGCTCGGCTAATTTTATTTTACCGACGAGTCAGAACCGTCACTCGTCTGCTTCAACGGTTGACATACGCTGTCGAATAAGCTAAAATACCTGTGTGGAACCCACCGCCCACAGTTGAGTTTTTGCCAATCTTTGTAGACGGTGTACGGTTAAAAAGACGGTTGCCTGACTACCCGCGAGAGCGGAAAGGAAGGCGAGTATCGCAGCCTCGCGGGAATCTAATTCCGAGGAGGTAGCCGATATGGACATTTTGACCATTGTTGGAAGCATTTGTAGTATCGCTGGTTTAGCTTTTGCTATTCACGTTTACATCAAGTCCAAGAATGAGAAAAAGTGAGCCGTCTGTTGCAGCAGATGACTCACTTGTTCTTGGGCATAAGCCTATAAGACATTTGAAAATTTGACTGTGGCAACCGTCTGGGTTTCCACCGCAGGGGGCGCTTGTTAGCGGCAGGCGCTCCTTGTGTTATTATTATAGACTACTTCAACAGTATTTGTCAAATGAATTTTCTGTTAGCGTTTTCTTTCGGATTTCTCCTACGTCAGCCTGTGGGAACCGCATAACCCTTAGTCAAGCTCCGCAAGTGTACGGATGCTGACCCCATCACTTGCTTCAACGCTACGGCTGACAGTCCTGCTGCAGCCTACTCATAGAATATTTACACCCACAAAATATTCTTAGATATTATTTTCCAAATGCGATGATTGCGCCAATGATGCCAGATACAAGCAAAGTAGAGATGCAAGTAATGATTGCAACCTTGACAGTATTGACATTGTTGGCGATTTGCTTATACGGTTTGTTCTCAGCATCATTGACCTTTTCCGACAACTTACGCTCGGTTTCCTGCCAAGCTTTCGCCTGTGCATCGACTTTACTGTTCGTGTCGTCCACCTTTGTTTCAATGTTGCTGACACGCTGTGCAATAAGCTCAACAGAAGTAGCAATCTTGTAGATGGCTTTCTGCTCGCCTTGGATTTCCTTCAGCTCATTTTCCAGATTATCAATTCTATGCGTATTGGACTTACATCTCTGCTCCGTCTCAATAAGCATAACAGTTTCCTGGTCGGTCATATGAGCACCTCCTGAATAAAGTTACTTCCCCTCTTCCTTCTTGGCAGTAACCTTATTTGCGGGTGCGGCAGGGTTAATTACCTTGCTCATGTCGCACAGACTATCAATCATGTCGGCAATTGCGTCATAATCAATGTCGTAGTTAATGCCATCTGCGCTCGCCTTGAGCATCGCCAGAACCCACTCTTTCCGTTCTGCACCGTCTTTGAACTTAGTCTCGGCAGTCTCCATCAGCTTCATAACCTTGTCCAGAACAACACCCCAGTTCTTCTCCTTGACAGCCTGCTTGATGTATTTCACAAGCTGAATAACGAGAGGAATACACGCGGCAAGACCGCTGAGTAGTGCCACAATAAGTTCAATATACTTTTCCATAATTGTTCCTCCTTATTCCATAAAGCTCGTATCGTTTGGCTGAATGCCATATTCTTTCATTAGTTTAATCTTATTTTCTACCTTTGCCTTGGCATAATAAAAGCCGGTGCCTACTGAAACTTCGGCACCGACTGATGGTAGTAAATATGCGAGTGGAGACAGGTCGCAAGTCTTCCACATCATATAGCAAGAAAATCCAATTACCGCAATATTGATAATTGCGGCAACTATTAAGATTTTCTTTGAAAACTCCATCTTAGAGGATTTCATTGACTCTCTTTTGTACTGCGTCGTAATTATAACCCGCAGCAATTAGTCTATTTTTACGGTCTGCACCATTACCCCATTCACCACGGATGACTTCATGTGCGACCTCATCAATGGATTTCTTTGGAGTAGAGCTGCCTCCAAGAATCTCGTTTACACGATTTTGAACAGCATTGGCGTCATAACCAGCAGCAGATAAACGCTTTGTACGGTCACTACCATTGCCCCAATCTCCACGAATTACCTCACGAGCAATCTCATCAACAGACTTCTTGGTTGGAGCAGGTTGAGCTTTTGGATACACAACATTGCCCTTACTATCAAATACACTGTAACCGGTCTTACAAACCTTGATAGCATTCTCCAGAACTGCAAACGCACCAATCTGAGAAGCGGCATCTGCCCAACTCTTGCGCACACGATATAGTTCACCAGAAACAGGCTTTGGTGATGGAGTAAATCCGCCAGCCTTATATGTAATGCCAAAATAATTGCAAACACCCTTTGCAATCGTCTCACCAATCAGAGTTGTGTTCTCCACAATCCACTTTGCTGCAGTGGGGTTGTCGTGGAAATCTACTTCAATATAGGTAGTAGGCGCATTAGGCACTCTGATTTCATAAAGGCTCGTGTCTACCTTGATATTTTCACTTGTGCCTGGGGTAACAGGTGCAAGTACATCGAAAATAGCCTTACAAGCTTTCATACCTTCTCCACTTGCACTATAGCAGAACATACGAGTGCCACTTACATTACCATTTGCAGCGTTGGTATGAATAGGAACATGAATGTCCGCGCCAAAAGCATCAGACTTCTGACACTTTTCCTGCATTGATTCGTCATGCATTAGCATAACTTCAATCCCACTGCGTTGAAGCGCAGCTTTACAAGCCTCCGCAATCTTACCGCATTGCACTCCTTCAGTTGTGTTGCCGTATGCGTAACGGTTATCATATTGGTTTGAGGGGCTTAGGAATACTTTTTTAGACATTTTGAGTCCTCCCTTTTTAATTTTATAATGTTTTTCTTCTTTTATCCTACTATTGCTTTTCCTGCAATAGCCGTACCTGCTCGGTTATTACCTGTGTGTTATATTCCAAGCACTATATTTCCATCCATTGTTGTATATGAACGGAATTCCGTATAAAAATTTGCTTCCATTATAAATCCTAACAGGCTCAATTTGCTTTGTTGAAACTTGTGTCTGGCTTGCTGAAGTCCCCACTCTAAACTGGCATTTATTAGTTGTTGCTGTCCCGCCTGTTGAGTCAGTTACTTTACAATAAACAAAAGTGTCATCATAGGTACTATTGGAAAGAGTTCCTGTTAGGCTTTGAGAAGTCCCAATACTTGTAGTTCCTTTATACCAGTTGTAAGTATATCCTGTTCCTCCAGACGGAACACAGCTTAGAGTAAAACTATCCCCATCATACCCCGCCACAAATTCTGGAATAGGTTGAACAGATATAGTATTTACACTTGGAGCAGGAGGAGTATATGAAGATATAGAGATATTAGAGCAAGTTCTTGTACTTAGACTGCCCTGGTTTTGTGAACTGCCCAGCCATTTAGAAGTAACTCCAAAAGTAGCCGAAAGAGCCGTTGTTGAATTTGATAGTCCTGTAACTGTAAAAGAAGTAGTTACTGAGTGCCAAGTCGTTCCGTACCACTTGTCATTATAGCCATGGATAGTTACCGTATGAGACTGTCCTTTTACAGTGATATTGCCAAAAAGTTCGTTTCCAGTTTCAAGACTACTATCAGAGTAGCCCAGACGAGCAGAAATACGAATATCAACATCAATAGTTGAGGATGCACGATTGGCAGTTTGAGCTTCTACGGTGTAGTAGACATAAGGGCCTCCGTAGTCAGAACGAGTTTCGCTTAGTATAGTCGTATAAGACATATCTCACCCTCCTTTACTTAGTCCTCTTCCAGATGTATACACTTAGATAGGGTGGCATATTGTTATGGGCCTTCCCGCCGCCCACGCTGCCGGTGAGGGTGCTACGGCTGATGTCAAATGCCGCCGCTGCATAGGGGTAATATCTTCCGCTTCCGCTCTGCGACCCCATGTCGCCTACGGTGAACGCCTTCTGGCTGTTGGTGATGAAGCCGTAATACCCCGCCTGATTGGCTGGGTTGTGGGCATGGGCAGGCAGCTCGCTCTCCACCAGTGTATGGGCCGCCTCGCCGCCGCTACTTCCAGCAGGATAGCTACTACTCATTCCAAGTAAAAATTTGCCGTTAATTTGCTCCCAAGTGCCGCCAAAAAGCGTTCCCGGATTAGTACTATTCACATTCATATAGATAGAACCGACCGGATAGACATTATCAAGCACAAAATTAGACCCGACAGTCTGGAAGAATAGCTGATTAGTTGCTGGGCTACTCGGTAAAGTAGTTCCATAATCTGTTCCAGAAGTAAGCTTAATGCCCTTCGTAGTGAGTGTTCCGGTCATGGTTCCGCCCGCTGTCGGCAGCGCTTTGAGATTTCTCAGCGCTTCTGCCTGCGTCGTTGCTCCTGTTCCGCCGCTGGCAATAGAAAGTGTGCCATACAAATCTGCCGCAGCAGGTTTTGTGAAGTCCACAGTAATCCAATAAGTTCCATCGTACACCAAAACACACGGACAGCCCTTATACAGCCATGTCGTACCGCCGCCAGTAGTCAGAATAGCAGCGCCGTTACTAAGTTTTCTGCGGATTTCCTTTGCGCCAAGACTGTTAAGGTTGAATGTTGGGGTTGCACTTGAAGAATTTCTATCGGGTACAAAAATCACAGCAAGACCGGCAGACAACGCGGTAACGCCATTTGCGGTTCCTGTAAACGCCACACCGTTAGAAGATGTAGCACTAACGAGTTTAATACCACCGCCGCCGGGAAAATTTGATAAAATAGGCATGAAATCATCCTCCTTTTAACCTAACAAAATGATGTAGACCGGGATATCAAATTCGGGCATTTCACCATCTGCAGCGATAGTCAGCTTGCCATCCTCCTGCCCGATAACAGACAGCATTGCTTCTCTGGCAATTTCGCGCTGTTCTGCCGTGGCACTGTGCGCCACCGAGATAGTCCCGTTCTGTAAGGCCGTAAGACCTGTAACGGTGAGCTCCTGCGTGTATGGAGCCTCGACACCAACCCATGCGGAGGCGAGTAAAGTTGTATTCACTGCCACGCTGCTATTTGCTTTCTCACCGAGAGCAGCATCGATTTTCACCATATTGGAGTTATCGGTTCCGTTCATCTTTTTGCGCCAGTCAAGGAAGCGTGTCGCGCTGTCATCTTCAAGATAGAGGTTATAGTTTGTCGTGTTCATAAAGGCCTCCTTCCCATTAAGACAGCAAAATCACAGTAACGGGAATGTCGCATGACGGCACTGTTCCGTTGGCCGCAATCGTGATAGAGCCTGCACTTTGTGAGCAGACATACAGACAGGCTTCCGCAGCTGCGGCAAACTGTTCATCAGAAATACTCTTTGAAATGCCAATTACACCGTTCTGCTCTGCGCCAAGTCCAGCAACGGCCAGCGTCTGCTGACCGTTTGACCAACTGCCTGCCGCCAAAGTGGTATTGACAAACACGCTCGCGTCACATTTCCCCGCAAGCGCATTATAAATATCCTCATCGTCAAACGGGAGTTGTGAATAGGTCTTTATCCCATCACCAATCTTCCTGCGAACGCTACCACTGGCCGTATCAACAATGATGACTTCCCCATCCAGAATGACAGGGTTGCTGTTCGTCCAGTTTGCACTCGTGTCTCGTTTAAGTTTGATTCGTGTGTTAAATTCAGCCATGTAGGCAGCCTCCTTTTAAGCAAAACCCCGCCGTGCATGACACACGGCAGGGTCGCTTTTATTTTATCGAATTTTAGATGTTCATTGTTGCACTGCCGCAATTGAAGACGACATAGCCGGAGGCCTGCTGCAATGCGGTAATGTCATGCTTGTGGTCACCAGCGGCCTTGCTGTTCCATTCGGAAACCTTAGCACCAGTGATGCCGTCAAGAACGGTTTTATTTGCGTGTTCGTGCTGCTTTGCAACGGCGCCATCCCACGCATCGACCTTCACCTTGGAAATACCATCAAGAATAGTCTTAAGAAAATCATTACTACATATACCGAGTACGATGAAGACGGCAAAATCCAGAGCCAGAGCGTCACAGAAACCCCTTACCCCGAGGACGACTGCGACCTCGATTGCGAATGCTGCGACGGTGCAGAGGCGGATGAAGACGATGATGATGCCGTATATCAGCTGACACCCAAAGGCATTGCGTGTCTGGCGCTGCTTCGCACCGGTCTTGTTGAGTCTATTGAAGACCCTCGAATTGATGGGTTCTGGGAGCTTTTCTAGGCATACATGGACGCACTTGGTTACACGCAGGAGGTTGAAGAATGAACAGAGTCGGTGAGTTTGAAAAAGTCAGCTTCGAGCAGTACTACGAAGCTATCAAAGATGAATTTTATAAAGGGCAGGAAATGACTCCTGCCCTGCAAGAGAACATCAAGAAGTCGTGGGAGGCTCTCCAGCTTCCGTCCAGAGCCACAGCCGGTTCTGCCGGTTATGACTTCAAAGCGCCGTTCTCCTTCTCACTGGAGGCTGGTGATACCATCAAAATCCCTACCGGTATTCGGGTCAAGGTCGATGAGGGCTGGTGGCTTGGCTGTCTGCCTCGCAGCGGGCTTGGTTTCAAGTACCGTCTGCAGCTGGATAACACGATGGGTGTGATTGACAGCGACTATTATTACTCAGATAACGAGGGACACATCTTCGCCAAAATCACGAACGACAATCACGCAGGCAAAACACTTGCCGTAGAGGCCGGTAGCGGGTTCTTACAGGCGATTTTCATTCCTTATGGGGTAACATACTCCGACGATGCAAAGGGCGTCAGAAACGGCGGTATGGGCTCTACGGATACGAAGAAATAAAACTCCTGTGTGCTCATGAAGCAAAATGGGGCTGGCTTAATTGCCAGCCCCTTAATTTTATTCCAAGAAAAAGAGGTGATGTAGTTGAGAAACAACGGAATACCATTTTGGGAGCAGTACACGCTGACGGTGGAAGAAGCATCCAAATATTTTCGTATTGGCGAAAACAAGTTGAGGCGCATTATCAGTGAAAACAAAGATGCAGACTTTATTTTCTGGAATGGAAACAGGGCGCAAATCAAGAGAAAGCTCTTTGAAAAATACATAGACCAATGCGAGTTGGTTTAGAAACTTGAAAAAGGGTATATGGTGTGGTACAATGTAAAATACCTATGCCAGATTCCTTTTTCAGCAGAAAAGGAGTCAATATGATAGAAAAGCGCAAAGATAACAAAGGGCGTATTCTACGCAACGGTGAAGTTCAGCGGCCAGACGGCAAGTATATGTTTCGCTATACGGATAGTACCGGCCAGCGTCGAGCCGTGTATAGTTGGAAGCTGGTCAGCACCGACAGATTGAAGGAGGGGCAGCGAGGGACACAATCGTTACGAGATAAGGAAAAGAGCATACTGAAAGACCTCGACGATAAAATCAAAACAAATGATGCAGAACACACAACGGTGGATGACCTCTTCCGCCAGTTTATGGATATCAGAAAAGACCTGAAGGAAAGCACGCGGTGTTGTTATGGTGATATCTACAGCAAACATATCAAGCCAGTTATAGGTGGTAGGCCAATAAGCAAAATCAAGCCGACAGAAATTCAAAAACTGTATCAAACAATGGTCAGCGATGGCGGAGTAAATCCTACGACCGCACAGAAGGCGCACTCTATCATTTACCAGATATTTGAGAATGCCGTGATGGACAATGTTATTCGCACTAACCCTGCATCAAACGCTTTCCGGAATTTTCGGAAAACAACTAAACTTTCGCCTGCCTACCGGGAACCTCTGACAATTGAGCAGCAGGCTGTCTTTATCGACTATATCTATGCATCACGGCAGTACAGCAGGCTGGCAAACTTGTTTACAGTTTTACTTGGAACTGGTATGAGAATCGGCGAAGCTCTTGGGCTAAGATGGTGCGACTGTGATTTTGAAGAAGGAATCATCCGTGTGACACACGCACTGATGTACAAGAGGGGAGAAGATGGCAACTGCCGTTATAGTATATCCTCTCCCAAAACTGAGGCGGGAAATAGAGAGATTCCAATGTTTGATGCTGTAAAGGATGCGCTGTTAAGAGAGCGGGATAAAAAGAGCAGAAACAGAAAGAAATTCATCGTTGATGGTTATACAGACTTTGTGTTCCTCAACAACAATGGTCAGGTATATACGCAATCCTTTATTTACGATGCCATCCAGGGCATAACAACATCGTATAACAAGGAGGAGTATGCGAAGGCACTTGAGGAAAACAGACAGCCGCGTTATCTTCCAAAGATAAGTGCTCACATTTTGAGACATACATTCTGCACAAGAATGTGCGAGAGCGATGTCAATATTAAGGTACTCCAAGATATTATGGGGCATCGCAATATTCGGACAACAATGGAAACATACGCGAAAGCAATGAAAGACAAAAAAGTGGAAACAATACAAGCCCTCAACGGCGCATTCAAAATCTCTTAA